CACTGCCACCACCGCCACCACCCCCCACCGCAAAGCCCAGCGCCGCCACAACGGCCGCCATGGCTGCCATGCGGGCGAAGGCGGTGTACGGGTCACCCTGGGCCTGGTTCAACACAGCCAGCTTGGCCTTCATGAAGCCCGACTGGATGGCCGAGGCCAGCTCCATGGCGCGGAAGGCTTGCTCAGCCACCGTCAGGGCGCGGTAACCCGCAGTCTGCTCACTGAACAAGCCCTTGGCCGCACCGGTCAGCGTGGCGTAGCTGTTGAGCTGCTGGCGGGCGTACCTGGCGTCCAGCGCAGCAATCTGCGCCGCCGTCTTCCCTTCAGCCTGCCGGGCCTTGAGGTACAGCGCCTGCATGTCCACCAGCTTGCTGAAGCCCTCGACAAAGTTGCCCAGCGAGGCGCTGGCCTTGTCAAAGCCCGCAGCAAAGTCGGTGCCGACGTTGCCACCCATGAGCTGATCGAACGCCCGGCCAGCCTCATCGCGGCCAGCCTTGTTGCCGGTCAGCTCAGCAAGCTGCTTGCGGGCAGCGATCTCGGCGTTGATCTTGTCGACCACCTCCTGCTTGCCATCGGCCAGCGCCACCGCCCGCGCCTCTTCCAGGCGAGCCACGGCCACCTTCTCCACAGCCTCAGCCAGGGCGATGTTCCCAGCACGCACCAAGCCCAGCGCCGTCTCTTCGTCCAGCAGATCTTGCACACGCTGCTGCACTGCCGTGGCGCTGGTTTGCGCCGCCTGCACTTCAGCCTGGAACTGGCGCTCCAGATCAGCGGCAGCGCGCTCACGCTCACGCTGGAACTGGCGCTCAGCCTCCACCTTCTGCCGCTCTTGCTCGATGGCGAAGGGCTGCTTGGCCAGCAGCTGATCCATGGCGCGGTTGTAGAACTCGACCGACAGGCCAGAAGCCTCCCAGCCGCGCCGGATCTTGCCCACCTGCTCGTCAAAGTCGGCACTGAAGCCGTCTTGAGCCGCGCGGGCCTCCTTCACCATGCGGGTGAAGAACTCCAGATCCTGGTTGGCCTTGGGGGCTGCAGCCGCCCGGGGCTTTGCCGGATTCTCCGCAGCCTTTGCACGCTCAAGCGCCGCCTGTCTGGCGGCCTCCACACCCTCAATCCGCGCACGCTCGGCATCAGCCTCTTGCTTGGCCAGGGACGCACGAGTTGCCAGACCATCACGCAACTTGCGAATGTCAGCATCAATGCGCGCAATGCTGCCCTCTCGTGCGGCACGCGGCAAAGCGTTGGGGGCAGCAGTCTCAATCGCACGCCGCTGGGCCAGCAACGATTCAATCTGCTGTTCAGGCGTCTTTTGACGACCTACATCCAACATGCGATCCCAGGCGCCCTTTGCGGAGCCAGCAACACCGGCCCAGGCACGCTCCAGCAGCCCAAGGTTCTCGCGCAACCGCTGAGTCCGCTCAATGGTTGTGTCAGCCAGCGTCTTCTGCGCCAGCGCCACGGCATCATCCACACGCCCCTGGCGCTCCAGGGCCTCGATTTGCTCATAGACGGCAGCCGTCAAGAAACGGTACTGCTGGTCCAGCTTGATGACTGCCTCGGTCTGCTTTCGGCCCAGTTCGGCGAAGTCCTTCACCAACTCTTCCACGGCGATGCCGGCCACACTGTTCAGGCCCACGATGGCCAGCGCCACGGCATCCATCTGTGCTTCAGCGACGCGCCCCGTGCCCGCCAAGGCTGCCAAGACCTCAGCGGCCTTGGCTTGGGTGCCCACTTGTTCAGACACACCACGGGCCAGGTCCTGCAGGCGGCCAGCTGTTGTGCCGGCCGCATTGTTCGTCAAGATCAACTGCTTGTTGAACTCGGTCGCCTCGGCGCTGCCCTTGTACCAAGCAACGGCCAGGGCCGTGGTGGCGGCAGCAGCCACAGTGAACGGATTGACCAGGCCGGCCACATACCCACCCAGGGCCTGCGCAGCCGGACCAATGCCCCCGAAGCTGTCTTTGAGCTGACCACCTTGCTGCAGCAACACAGTCAGGGGGCTTTGGCCACCGGCCAGCGACGTGGCGATGTCGGTGAACTGCGCGGGCACTTGCCGAAGTGCTGCCACAGTTTGGGCGGCAGAAACCCCGGCCTGCTCTTGCAAGCGGCGGGCCTGCTCCAACTGCTGCAGGAAGGGGCGCAGCTGATCTAAGTTCGCGCCAAGCTGACTGGCCCGCACTTCAAAGAATGCAACGTTGTCCTTGCCGCCAGCCTGAATTCGCGCCGTAGCACGTTGAATCGACGCGGCCATGGACCTGGTCGCACGATCAATCTTCTGCGCAGCCTGGTCGCCACCATCACCCATGCCACGCACGGCGCGATCGGTGTCCTGGGCGGCCTTGCTGACGGCCTGGCTCATGCCCTGCACAGCCTTGGCGCCACGCTGGGCGCCCTGCTCCACGCCGGAGGCGTCCAGGTCTACAACCAGTTGAGCTTTGCGCTTGTTGTCAGCCATGCGGCCCTCACGTGAATTTCTTGGCCATCTCGGTCAGGGCGGCGGCTTCCATCACCTGGATGTCAGCCAACCACACCCGCCGCTCATCGGCCGGCACACCGTGCAGATCCATCAGCACCACCAGCGCCGGGTAATCAAGGCCGGTGCAGCCACCCATGCCAACCCGCCACTGGGTCTGCATGTCGCGGAAGAGGTCGAACACCGGCAGGTTTTCCGGCCAGAGCTCAACGTCATCGCCCAGGTAGTCCTCGGGCACCAGGCCGGTGCCCTTGAGCTCGTCAGCCGTCGGCAGGCGCTCATACAGCGCCGCCGCTGCCGCTTTCAGTTTCCCAGGCGGCCTTCGGTGATGGCCACGCGGTAACCGTCCACGATGGCAGCCACCGCAGCGGGCAGCTCGTCGGCCAACTGCTGGGCGGCCTCTTCGCTGAAGGGCTCGTCCAGGTTCCAGCCCTCCACCACCTTCATCAGGTAGCGGGCATTCATCGCAGCGCCCTGCTGCTCGATGGCCTCCAGGCTGATGCCGTCATCGGCCAGGCTCTTTTGTGCCGCCTCGGCAGACTCGCGGGCGGCCTTGGCCATCTCATCGACCAGCGCCCCGAACTCGGTGCGCGTGCGGTACTTGTAGGTCACCTCGATCTGACCGACGCTGCCATCCAGCATCGGGAAGGTGACGGTGTGCTTGAAGTTCTTGGGCTTGGTGCCCAGCTTGATCTTGGCCATGAATGTTGACTTTCGCGGGGGTTAAAACTTGCCCGTGCCCAGCCCCGCCGCCCCCGCGAAAGGGCGAACGAGGCCGGGTCGGTGCTCGGTGGTGGGCCGCTCACATCAGCGGCCCGGGCGATCAATAGCGGGTCGCGCGGTTGTTGCCGTTGAAGGCAGCGGTCACGCGGTTGATCTGGCCTTCCTGCATGCTCACGGACTCGTTCAGAGCCACGGTGCAGGGGACCAACAGGATCGAGCCCGAGCGCAGCACCACACGCAGGATGGTGTCGGTCTGCACGTCGGTCAGCGTCTTCAGCGCGGTGTAGCCGGCACTGCCAATGCTGTCGGCGTCCATCTCCAGCTGATAGCTGGTGGCCGTGAAGCCGTCATTGATCGAGTACTCGACGTCCGACTCCACAAACTTGTAAGTCACCGTCTTGGGCTCGCCACCGCTGGACGACGGGTTCATCACGCTGGTGATCTGGGTGAAGGTGTTCACCTTGCGCACCGAGCCAGCGCCGCTGCCAGGCGGGAAGAACGTGGTGTTGGTGGTGTCGGCACCTTCCAGCACGAACGTGTCGGTCGTCACAGACTTGATGCGGAAGGCGCGGCGGTTGATCCGGCCCCAGCCGCTGGTGATCTCGACGATGTCGCCGTTGCTGTATCCGTGAGTGGTCGACGTGACGACCGCCTCGGCGGCATTGGTCACCGCAGTGACAGCACGCGAGGCAGCGAAGGCGCTCGCAATGAAGAAGGTTGCACCGGTAGGTACTTGAGCCATGACAGGGCCTTTCTGAAGAGAAAAAGCCCACGCGAGGTGGGCACAGTTGACGCCCTCGCGGGCAACGAAAAAGGCCCGCCTGATTACTCAGAGCGGGCCTGTCTGGTGGGGCGGTTCAGCGTGTCAGCGAGCCGCCCAGATGTCGAAATCCTGCATCGCACCGCGCAGGTCGGTGTCTTCGTCAAACGCGGCCATCAGGTCGGCCATCGGCTTGGCCTGCACCAGGGCAGACGTGACCAGCGCCGTCTCGATCTGCCGGGCCAGCGTGTTGGCCTCCAGCCGCGTGGCTGCCCAGGTGTTGATCTGGATGTAGCCGTTGACCTTGTCAGGCTGGGCCGCCTCCACATACGTGGGCGCCGAGCCGCCAATCTGCTGCCAGGTCACATACGGAAGCACAGCGCCAGGCGGCGCCACGTCGGGGTACACCCGTGGGCACACCGCCGACAGCACGGTGTACAGGTCAGTTTCCAGGCTCATGGCGTGCCTTCCAGCTTCTTCTGCAGCCGCTGCATGATGTGTTCTTCCATCACGCGCATGGCCTCGGGGAACTTGACCGCAGCCGGCCGCACAAAGGGCCGCGCCGGCACCTGCTTGGGCGCGGGCAGCGGCTCGTCTTTCAGCGTCACGAAGCGCTGGCGGCGGTCGTCGAAGAACACCTTGTAGCGCTGCAGGTAGCCAAACTCGATCAAGTGCCCGTGCGGCGCCCGCGCCAAAGGCCCAGGCACCGGCCGCCCATCCTCGCCCCGCTCGCGCCCCGTGCGCCAGCTCACGTGGTACGTGGCCGACATCGGCCCCGACTGGTCACGGCTGAACGCCTGGTAGATCGAGTTGGCCAGGTTGCCCGTCTTGCGACCCAGGCGCTCAGCGTTGCGCTTCACTTCCTGGTAGATGACCTGGGCACCGGCCTGAGCTGCCGGCCGCACCTCTTGCGCCGCCTCATCCCCCAGGCTGGCCAGCAGCGACTGCATGCCGCTGAAGTCACCCTTGATGCTGAAGCTGTTGCGCCCCCGGCTCATCGAACCACCTCGCACGCCAGATCCACATGATGGCGGCCCACCTCATCCGGCAACACCGCCGTGATGTTGTAGACCGTGCCACGGTGCAGCAC